AATATTAGTTAAAGCTCTATACCCTGCTGAAATAAGTTGAGGAAATAAAAGCCCAAAAGATTCATACCACATTGCTTCTTTAGTATCTTGATCAAGAGAAGATAAAAATTGTAACATTTCTTTATCCCCACCACTCATTATATAATTAGCAATATCGTATGCAGCTCTTCCACTTATGTCTCCAAATATGCCCCCAAACCATGCTTTTCCCCCTGCAAGAACAATGTTTTTAGGTGTGGGTAGTTTCTTTTTACTTTTAAAATCTTTATATAATTGAGCAAAGTTTTGATAGCCAGGAGCACTCATAAGGAGAGAACCTGCTACTCCCGCATCAGTTCTACTTATACCTAATTTTTCTAAAGGTTTTAACTCTTTAGTGTCTACCATATTTAAGTCTTCTAAAATTTTTAAAGCATTTGATTTTTGTTCTGCACCAACAGCTCCTTCTATAAGAGATGAACCTATTTCACTTCCTTGATCAGCAAAAGAATCTGCAAGATTTAAAAGGTCATTTTCCCCCGCAGCTTTAACTTCATCTAATCTTTCTACTATTTTAAGAATTTGTTGAGCTTCAGCTTTAGTAGGTTTATCCCCCTCTATTTCAATGGCATAAGGAAATCCTGTTATAAATATTTGACCCATTTTATTCTATCTCTAAAATTGCGTTAAGATCCTCAATAGTGTAATTAGTTTTTTTGTCTCGGTAAGTATCAGGAGTAATATTTAAAATTTTATCTCGTAAAAGATTAAGATTAGTTTTTGTTTTTTCATATTCATCTTTTTTAAGTTGTCCTGACAACACTCCAAAAATTAATGCTTTGTCAAATAAAAAATCAGTAAGTTTATCTACTTTACCAAAAGCATATTCTTGAGGCATCATGCCAATTAAATCAGTTCTCTTTTCTGCTCTTTTACGAACACTTTCTGGTGTTCCTCGTTTGCCTCGAAGACTCATAATATCAGCAATCGCATCAGACAATTGTTCTATAGAAGACTTAACTTCTCTTATTTCTGGTTTAGTTACATATTGCATTGCTGCTCCTAAAGTTGTTGATTTGTCATCAGGAAAAACATAATCACCTGCAGCATTATCAAGATCATTAACAACACCAGCAATTTTATTTAAAGAATTTTGGAATAAACCTGTGTATCCTACTAATGATGGGTCAGCAGCGATAAGTTGTTTTAGGGTAAAGAGCTCATTAATTCCGTCATATGTTGCTGCATATAAAGAATTAAAGAAAGATTGATCTGCCTCTGTTACAGCAGGTTTAATAACACCTTCTGATATTAATTGTTCAGCATCTCCTATAAGACCTTCATAATAACTTAAATCTTTTTCTTCTCCATTTTCAGGCGAACCACTTTCTCTTTTTCTTATAGCTAAACCACCTTGAGCAAATGGTTTATAACCTTCAGGGACTTCTATTTGAATAGTTGAATTAGGTACTACAGTCCATCCATCTTTAATATATTTCCTTACTTCATCAATGTTTATATCTACAATTTCTTCACCATCATCAGTAACTTTTTTCATTTTAACAAAAGTAGTTCCTACACCAACCGTTGTTAATTGATTTTGTAGTAATGGTGGTAAATCTTCAAATTCTTGATCAGAATAATACTCGACCGTACTCTTGGTTTTATTCCAATAAGCCTCTTTGTTAGCTACTGATGGAAGATCAATACTTACTTTATTATTACTATCTACAAAAATTTTTGCTCCTTCAGGAAGATTTTTAATGTTCTCTAATAATCCTGGTATTTGGGCATAAGACTCAGGAATATCAATTGCTTTATCCATAGTATCTTTTGTTACTATATATGATACCCCTTCCGTGCTCTTTGGTGCTGCTTTAACGCTTACTAAACTTCCTGTTCCATCGTATGTAAACTCTGATCCAGCATCATAAATTGCATAAAAAGAATCCCAATCAATTTCATTTTGTGGTTCTCCTTCATCATTAGTTGTGGTTTTTATAAAACCTTCTTTTAAAGCAAGAATACCATCTGAAGTATTTTTATCCCCTTTTACAATGGATACATTTTTTGTATTTGCTAAATTTTTCTTTGCTGCTAAATCCGCTGCTACCGCAGAAGATAAAGCTCCAGATGCTAGTTGTCCTTTAACAGCTTGTTCTGTTGCCGCTGCTTTTGATCCTTTTTTACCTACCTCATCAAAGAAAAGCATTCCTGCTTCCTCTGGCTTGGCTCCCATGCCATACATAAATCCTGCTTTAGATAACGACATTAATGCATCAGCAGTTTTTTGATCATCGCTAGGCAAATAATAATCTTTTAATCCCATATACATTGGTAAGTACTCACTTTGAAAAGACTCAACCAATTTACCTTGATTAAATTTTTGAACAGGCTTTACCAAACCGCCCATTGCATACCCCATAATTCCTTTATTCATGTTTTCAAATTGTAAATTTTTCATAATGCGATTATCAATGTTATCGCTTGCTGTTAATGACTCAATGTTTAAGTTTTGATTAGGAAAACTTTTCATATATCCCCCATTAGCCACGCCAACAGGTTCTCTTGGCATTTGCATACTACCATCTTCTATTTGTGCTATACCTGTATTAGCAGTTTCTGTATTCATCATTTGCATTACAGGTTGAACTAAAACTAACACACTGTCTGGAGTTCTATCTGCGTCTTCTTCTCCTACAATAGAAGCTAACTCTTCTCTTCTATCTTCTTCGGTTAATTTATCTCCTCGAATAGCTTGCATTAATTCATCATATGTGTCAGACTCTGCAATTTCTTTTCGAGATCTTTCGCCTTCCACCAATACTTGCTGGGCTACTTGCTCAGGATTATTTTCTTTAAACCCATCCATAATACCTACATTTTCAACATCTACTTGTTCTTCTACCATTTCACCTTGAGGAGGAGAGCCTTCTGCTCTTTGAGGCATATCAGCTTTAAGACGTTCCAAATAGTTGGCTATTCCATCTTGAAAAGTATCTCCTTCTTGCATGTAACGACCTTCAATAAAGTCTATAAATTGAGGATCGGTAATATCGTAAACTCCAGCCCCATATTCTCTTAAATCAAGAATGTTTCCTTGTTCGGAATCTGCATAAGGGCCTACTCCAGGACCTAGTCCCGTTCCTGCATCAAATAATTTTTCAAAAAAAGTAGTAGCACGTTTTTCCCCTTCTTGAGGAGAACCACTATCTCTTTTAACCACGGGATATGTTTCACGAACCACGGGCATCGGACCACGCATAGGTGGTAATGCTGAAGGTCTTCTAAACATTGATCTATTTAATACAGCCATTTAAATTACTCCTAACTTTTTCAATCCACCAAGACCAGCTAATGCGCCAATACCTGTTCCAATACCTGCTTGAAGAGGACTTACACCAGATGTTTGAGCTGTGTTAATCATTTGAGCAGATGATGGGGCACCTTGTAAAATATCTCCATAAAAACCTAATTGTTGGTATGGTTGCATAATTTTTTGTAATTGATTTTGTCTTGCAATATCGAGTGCTTGTTGTCCAAATTGCTGTTGCAATCCACCAATACCTAGTAAGTTTTGAACATCTTGACCACCCATTGCTTGCGCTTGTGAACCTAATTGTGCAAATTGACCACCTAATGCACCTATACCAAGACCAGCAAGTCTTTGTCTCTCTAATTGATTTTGAGCTGCTTGTAATGCTTGTCCATAATTTTGAGCATTAAGACCGGCTAATGCTTGTGCTTGTGCTTGTTGCTGTGCTCCTGCGAGTTCAGCTTGTTGAACCCCGTAACGCGAACCACCAAAAACTCCGCCTTGAACAGCTTGTCCTGCTAATTGATTTTGTTGTTGAGCTGCTTGTTTATTTAATTCCGCCATTGTTGCATCAATAACTTGTTGCTGGAATGGGTTTGAATAAGATTCTATTTGTGCCGCTGTTGGAGCTTGAGTAATACCAGCAAGTAAATTTTGTCCTTGTTGTGTAGCCGCTTGCGCTTGTTGTAAATAAGGAGAATATGCCCCAATGCCTTGTAATGCGTTAGCAAAGGCTAATTGTTGAGGTAAACTAAATTGTGCTTGTTGATAATCAGGAAGAGTATAACCTTGTTCTGTAAGAGCTTTTGCTGTGTCTATAAGACCAAGTTTACGTGCCTCAATATCTGGGGCTTCTCTTTGTACATATTCTTGAACCATTAAGCTACTCCTCTTGTTTCCATAGATAGGTTACCACCTTTTTCTAAATTTTTCATTACTTGATACATTTTTTTTGCACCTTCTCTTCTATCACCACCACCAGCATTACGCACGGCTTTTGCAGTAAAAACAAATTCTCCATCACTTAACATAGCAGGAATATCATCGCTTGTGCCTGTTCCCGGTCCATCTATTTGTCCATTTTTGCGTGGAAAATATTTTTCTGATCCATCTGCTAATTGTATTATACCACCTTCTGCAGCAAACGTTGGTGATAAATCTTCGACAGGAACGCCAAAGTCATCTTGAATTGTAGGGTAGTAATATGGTTCAACACCTTGACCTGCTAATTGAAATTCTTGTGGGTTAGAATAATAAAGAGGGTTAAGTCCTAAAGGGTCACCAGGAACAAACTCATCTTGTTCTTTTTTTGCTCCCATATAAGCCAGAGCGGGTAATGCTATTGATCCTATTGTTCCTGCAGTTCCAAGATTAAAACCAAAACCTTTGCCTTTCTTATCAGCATTTAAAAGGAATTTTGTATAATCATTTTTAACTAAATCTAAATTTAAATTTTTATTAGTAAGATCTATATTGTTGTTTTTTGCCCAAGCTTCAAAACTTAAATCTCCACCGCCGCCGCCATCTGTCATTAATTCTTTAGAGGATCCAAAAAGATTACTTGCTAGATTTTCAGGTAAAATTTGTCCGTGAGATCCAATTTTACTAAATAAATTACCATCAGTTAATCCAAATGTAGGAATTCCTTTACCTCCCATACCTTGTATTTTTCCACCTAAAAATCCTGAACCTGCTAAATTTCCAATACCATAAGCCATCAATGCACTTTGGAGTGCTCGCTCTGGTTTTTTACCAGCAATAAGAGAACCAATACCAGCACCAATAGATGCTCCTGTTGGTCCACCAATCATAAAACCTAAAGCAGCACCTGCTGGCTCTGCTACTTTTTTAACAGCGTTTTTTACGTTTTTAAATATTTTACCAACAAAACCACCAATTCCGTATCGAGGTATTGTTCGTAAAAATTGTTCATCAATCATGCATAATCCTTTAATAGCAACTGTGTTTTTTGTTGAAAAGCAAGGGGGTAAGGCTTGTAAGAATATACCCAAATTAATCCTATAATTATAGGTGTTTTTGTTATAATGTGCAATGAGAAATTAGACATGGATATAGATATTAAGAAAGTACCTATGGTGCGTATCACGTGGCTCGATGCAAGGGACATGGAAACTGGTTGGTTAGAAATGAAAGATATATTCAATGCACCATTAGCCACCTGTCAAGAAGTAGGATGGTTAATTAATAAAAGCCCAGAAAAAGTAGTTATTATGCGTTCATATAGTAAAGATAAGGATGAAATAAGTGGTGGTGGAGCTATTGCTATACCTGGTGGTTGGGTAACAAAAATAGAATACTTGGAGGTTAGTTATGCAGAAAGAAACTACCATTAACACTTTATTTGGGAAAAATATTTATAAAGCAACAATAGCTAATTACGAAACTATAAACAAAAATGTAATTTCTGATATAAAATCTTTTGTAAAAGAAAAACCAGGAGCAATGGCTGCTACAACTGATGTAGTTGGTAATACTAAAATACAATACACTAATAAAGATAATGAAACTGTTTTAGAAAGTGCAGTAGATAATTTACATAAAAAGAAATTATATCAATTTCTATTTTCAGCTTTAGGTAGAAACATTAATTTTTATCTACATACTTTAGGATACAATTTAAATAAATTAGACATTCACATAACTAAATCATGGGCTACTTACACCGTTAAAGATCAACATATTGCTAGTCACAAGCACACAGCTAGTCATTTTAGTTTTGTTTATTATGTAAGAAATAATGAAATGGGAAATATAAAATTTGAACAAGAACTGGCTACACAAACAGGGTTATATATTCCTCCTACAGATCAATATATTGTTGATTGGAATCAATTTAATTTTTCAAGTTATATGGTTCCTGTTTCTACAGGAGACTTTGTAATTTTTCCAAGTGAGTTATTACATTACACTGAAACTAATACTAAAGAAGAACCTCGAATAAGTATTAGTGGCGATATATTACTTACAATGAAACCAAATATAAAAACAGAACACTGTATACCACATCCAAGTGGCTGGGATACTATTTCAAATTAATTGTCAAGTAATCTTTTAAAATTGTTTTCTTGATATATCTGATAGACATGTTTAAATTAGTTCTCACCCAAAATTACAATCAAGGAGAAAAAAATGGAAAATCAGGAAATTTTAAAAGCTATTGCTACCCTTGCTGATAAGGTGAGCAGATTTCATGAACGTGTGTTAGCAACGGAAAGAGATAACAAAAGATTAGAAAAAACTTTATCAACTCATTTAAAAGGATGTTCGTGTCATGATAAACCCAAAGAAATAGCTAAAGGCCCTGGTTACCCAAGTGCAGGAAGACCATTAACAGAAGATGAAAGAATTTTTGTTCAAGAAAACATGGCAAAACATAAGGCAACAGCTAATGGATCCTAATTGCCCTACATGTGGCTGTGAAAAAGAAAAGTGTATCTGCGATGATTTCTGTGAAAACTGCGGAGCTTAATCGTTTTCAGTTTCACCAAATACATCTGGTAACTTTGTTACCTTTACTTGTATATTAGTTTCAATATCATCGGCTGTCGTATCTGTTTCTGGATTATCAACATCTGCTTTCGCTGCTTCTTCAGAATCATAATCAACACCAGTTTTTTTATTCTTAACTTCTCTATGAACTTCAGGTTGTAATATAGCCACTTCTTGACCATTAACAACTTCAGTTCCAATTTCTTTTGATTCTTGTACTTTTTTAAACGTCATTGTGTAATCTCCATATAATTAAGTAAAATTTTAACACCTGCACCGGTTAATTTTATTTGATCAGCTTGTTCCAAAACAACTGTAACAATTTTTTCAACTTCAGTAGCATCTGCTAAACTGTCTTTATATAACTCTACCTCTAAACTACTATTACTTGAATCTAGCATTGTAACTGTAGTCGCTACTGCACCACCTGATTGATTGGACAAGTAAAAACTTTTTACTATAGTAGTTGTAGGCAACACAGGAGGTTGCGAGTTTTGATCAGCCGTGGGAACTGTATATACACTTCCTGTGCCTGTTAAGGTAGAACTTTTAAATGAATCAGCCAAGAAACCACGTCCTTGCTGTAGATTCATCTTTTAAATCTTGTTGATAACCAAAATTTAATTGTTGTACTATTTGCTCAAGTAACCTTGTTAATATATCAATTATAGTTGGCTGATATTCAGGAGTTGCTTGAGGAAATCTTGTTGTTGTTATTTTAGCCATTATCTGCCTCCATCTGGTTGTACATCTAAACGTAAAGTTCCATATCGCCATTTATCACCAACAGCATCGCTGTCAATACGAATATTGGCTTGTCTTCCTCTACCTCGTAAATCAAACTTTTCTGTAGTAGGAGTTATGGTTCTTGTTACTGTAGTAGGAGTAGTAGAACTAGGATATGTTTTAAATCTAAGCGTTATATCTACAGTTCCTGTTAAATCTTTAAAGTTAGGTATGCCTCTCCCTATATGTAAAAATGGTTGTCCATCAGCAATATCAAAATCACCTGATTCTATAAAAGCATCAATAGCTGTTGTTACATTATCATCTCCTGTTTCGTGTTGAAATAACGTAGTAGCTCCTGCCGTTAATCCATTTATAGTATCATTAGTAGCAATTGCTGTAGTAGAATATTCTGTTGCATAAGGTTTTTGATACACTCCATAATCTATCCATGTTGTTCTTGCTAAACTACCAGTTGACCAACAATCTTCTAAATAATTATAAGTCACATATCTATCTATTTGTGTAGAACTATTAGATGTATAAAACCACGTAACTTCATTAAATTCCGAATTAACAGCTGCAAAAGTTTCTGGTTGATTTGTAATACTAAAATCTTCAAATACATAATCTTGCACACTGCAAGGCATTTTAGAAATAGCACCATCAAATTTATAAAAAGAATTTTGTGACATCCAAAAAGCTGTTCCGTTTACATCTACTGCTGAGTGTAAAGATACTGCTCCACAGTTTGCACCAATTTGTGTTAAGTTAAAAGTAAAAGGTGCACCAACAAATTGTAAGGCATTTAATGATGTATCTGTCCACACTAAAACAGCATTACGAGATCTAACTGCTGTTACAATCTTTGATCCATCTTGTATTCTAAAAGAACCTGCTGTGTTTGTAGCAGTTGGTACCCAAGTATTATAATCTTCTTGCGAAGCAAAACGTAAAAATAAATCATCTTGTGTAGTGCTTGAACCAATTGTAGTTTCTGTTCCAAATAAAAATACATGTCTGTCAGGCATTGATACAAGATTAAAAGTAGAGACTGTTGGAGCATTAGAAATAACCGCTGCTCTTGTTCCTGTTCCGGTCGATGTATCCCACCTAAAAGTGTTTCCATTATTTACTGTTGCTAATAAATCCTCACCAAAATTATCAAAAGACCAGTTACGTCCATCAATAGTAACATTAGATGTAGAACGAGCCGTGCCCCATGCTTCTTTACCCCACTGATACGTACCCCATCCATAACCATACTGTGATACAGCTGTTCCAACAGAAAGTTGATAAGTAGCTGTGGCTGTTTCACTTGATGTTCCTGTGCTTGTAGCTGCAGTTGCCGTAGTAATTGTGTAAGTATTAGCAGAAGGAACTGTTAATATTTCATATTCTGCATCCATAGTAGCTGCAGGTATTCCATTTACTGCTCCTGAAGTAGAAGATATTGTAACAAAATCACCTACCTCTGCATTATGACTTGGGTCAGTTACTGTAACAGTCGTACTAGAAAATGTTTCAAAACCTGTAATAGAGCCTGTTGATCTTATAGGCGTTATATCGTAAGCTACACCTTCTGAATAAATATATAATTTTCTATCTGTTCCAATAGCCGTGTACCGTACACCATCTAAATCTGTCCATGCGTGCATATCTCTTGCTACGCCTACTAAAGTATTATTAATTAATTTTATCCATCCACCAATTTTTTCTGGAAGACCATAACGAAAGCGTACAAAATCAGAATCAGTCCAACGTCCTGCAGCTCCGTATTCTGTATCTTGTTTATCAATACCAGGGGCAAATGCTATTTTAGTAAGTGGCATTAAGTCATCCTCATAAATCTATAATTAAGTTCACCATCACCACCTGTGGTGCCTGCAGATTGTGGTTGTGCACCACCTCCGCCACCACCAGAACCTCTAGTTCCAGCAGTGCCCGAACCACCAGCAGGAGCACCTGTTCCACCTGATACAGCACCTGGACCAGCATAAGAAGCTCCACCTGTACCACCAGCGATTTGACAATTATCTCCACTACAGTTACCTGGATTAGTTCCTTGATTACCTGATCCATTAGAATTAAATGTTCCAACAGGGCCAGAATTAAATGTTGTTATGTTAAGACCATCAACAGTAGTGCCTGTAGTTAAAACAGTTCCTGAAATAGTTGCTGTTCCAACAGCTCCTAAATAATTATTACGAGGTGGTCCTTGATCTCCTCCCCCTGAAGCATAACTACCACCTCCACCAGTTAATGAAAATAATGATCCTGAACTTGATCCTGTGATACTCGTAGTTCCACCAGTTGTGGCTGTTGAATTATATCCACCACCAGTACCTGCACCACCAGTACCTGCAGTTACAGTTAAGGTTTCTCCTCCAGTAACACTAAAAACTTTATCGGAAATATATCCACCAGATGAACCACCTCCACCAGCAGATTCTACACCAGCTTTATCGTATTCGGCTCCTCCAACTCCGCCGCCACCTCCACCTACAGCGTACTGCACATGAATAGCATTAGCATTTGCTGGAACAGATACAGAACCAACTGTAGTTTGATAACCCGTAGTATCGAATAAAGTAAAAGCAGTTCTCCATGAACCACCATCTTTTACATAAGCATTAATTATTGTTTTATTAGTAAAAGAAGTAGAATCTCGAACGTAAAGTTGAGTTCCAGCAGAAGAACTTATCTCCCGCCAAGTACCGCCATCTTTAACATAAATCGGCATAGTGCATTATGTATATTTGTACCAAATATCTCCATCAGATCCACCACTTGGTGAGGATGTACTTACTGTTCTTGCACCATTAGCATTTGTTCCTGCAGTAGCAGAAATAAAAGCTTGTACATCACTACCTATTGCAACACCTAGATTTGTTCTAGAAGTGCCTGCAGCAGCAACATCACTAAGGTTATCTGCTTCTTGCAATACGCCAGTAACAGCAGTACCTGAAAATTTATATTTGATAGATTCATAAGTTGCCATATTATTTCTCCGTTAGTTTCCAACCGTAAGTTGCTCCTGAGTATACTAAACTAAAAGCTGCATCTTCGGTTGCTACAGTTAAATCTGCTGTAGCTCCATTAATCTTTAAACTGTTTCTTCCGATTGTTAAATTGTTTGTATCAAATGTACTTGCTAAATCTACAAATCTTACCTCATCTCCTGTAGCAGGAGCTGCTGGTAAAGTAATTGTAAATGGCCCACCAGTTGTATTAGCAAAGATTTTATCTCCACTTAAAGCTGTATATGTAGTTGTTTTAGTAACCCATGTACCGCCCGATGTTTGGAGTTCATACCAATTAGTACCATCAGTGGCTAGGAAAACACTTGTTTCAGGATTAATTACATAAGTATTACCTGAAGCACCTAGTCTAGCTGTAACTGTGTAGGTTGTAGCTGCATTTCGTAAAAAATATAATTTTTCTTTTGCTGTAAATTGTACGATGTGATTAGCTGCTGCATTTGTAAATATAATAGCTGCTTGTCTATTTTCATTATCAGCTTGAGTCTGTGGTCCATCAGTAGCTGTTAAAACTGTCGTGGTTCCAGATGATATATTCTTTGTATATACACCAGCAATTGACTGTTCTAATGATTGTGAAAAATTGTTATTGGTTGTTGTCCCCCAAGCATTTGCTTGATCTCCTATTCCAATTAACTCAATTTGTAGTCTATTTGAATATGTTGACATAATTTACCTACGCTGCATCTCGCCATGTATTTGTAGCAGAATCATCAACGATTGTCCAAGTATTTGTGGCTGTGTCAGGAACCACTTGCCATGCATATACTCCTGAGTCGCCTAATGTTAAAGTCATACTTTGACCATTAACTTCTACAATTGTATTGGTAATTGGTACTACTGTGCCGAGAGCCGTGTTGACTGTTTGACCAGTAGGTAAAACTGTTGCTGCGGCATTTATAATAGATGCACCAAGCGATGCTGTTATTGACTGTCCAGTGACCGCTGCTACACTTGTTGTAACTACACTTACCGTTCCTGTCGCTGATGTTAAAGCCTGTCCTGTTACAACAGGAGTTGTAAGAGCTTCAACACTAACTGTTCCGGTAGCCGTGGACATTGATTGTCCAGTTAAAGTTCCTGTATTAGCTGTTGCTACTACAGTTTCCTCACCTAAGAATAAATCTAAATCAGGTTCAGACGAAGCATCAATTGATACTTGTCCACCTGCTGTTACAGCAAATGTTCCTGTAACAAAGTTTAATCCAAAACCACTAACAGATACTGTTGGGTTTGCTGTTTCTGAAACAGTTACACTTCCTAATGCTGATGTTATTTCCTCTCCTGTTACTGCAGCAACAGAAGTTGTTACAACAGTTTCATTACCTAAAGTAACAGTTAAATCTTGCCCTGTTTCAACAACAGTAGTTCCTGCACCAACAGTCTCGGCTCCTAAACCTACTGTTAATGCTTGACCTGTAACAACGGCAATAGCATCCTGTTTACCTAATGATGATAACGGTCCTTCTGAAAAGGCTAAAATACCTAGAGTCATAAGACTCTATTTTAACTATAAAAAGTGATTTAGTCTACTGTGCTTTTTTATAATATGCAGGTAATCCAAGCATTGGTCTACCATCAAAAGCATTACTTTCTTGAAACTGACCTTGCTTATTATTATAATGTAAAAATACTTGACCACAGTCTTGACCTTCAAAAGACTCACGCCAATGCTCAAGATCACATCCACTATAAACCAACATATCACCTGGTTTTAATATAACTTTTTTACCTTTATTACCAAACCCTTCTGTGGGATCTAAATATATAGGCCATTCATCTCCGCCAAGATTTAATGTGCATGATATTTCACAAGAAGGTCTATCCTTATGTCTATGTAATATATCACCATATTTATATATTCTTGCATAAGTATATGTAGGAACTAAATTCATTTTTGTTACAGCCATCATTTTAGGTCTTACTCGAACCATTAATGTCTCCATAACAAGATCTGCATAATGAGAATAGGTGTCAGGTATTTGTTCATCTTTCCATGTTCCCCAACTATTATCAAAAGGAGATATATACCGTGTATCTTGTAAATGTTTTGCTACTTGTCTTTTATTTAAAAAATAAGCATAACAAAAACTAGCTACGTCTTTTGATATTGCTTTTTTTACAACTTCATATTTATCTTTTTCAAAACTCATTTTTTCTCCTCTGTTTTTATAAAACTATTATGTATAGCCTGTATATTAAAATGTATAAAACGAAATGCTTGATTAGGTCCACCAACAGAATATTGATGTGTAACATATGCAGGCATAATAATTAATGTTCCTGGCGTAGGTTTCCAGTGAGCTTCATTTGTAGCATAAGTAATTTGCGAAATATCTTTTTGTGGTAAAGCTGATAACAAAGCAGCGGGCCGTGGGTCATGAATAACTGGTACCGGTCCATCCTCATCTCTCTTTAAATACAAAAAACCTGATACATGATTATTAGGATGTACGTGTGAGTTGTGATGACCACCCCCATCTTTAGGAAATTCTTGAACCCAACATTCGGTAAATACACAAGTATGATTTGATAAATCAAAACCCATACCATCTAAAAATTCCCATGAACGTTGACCAATATGATCAATATAAATTTTTAATTCTGGATCACCTGCAATAGGATAAGAATGAGCAACTTCTCCAAAATCAGATTTTTTCTTTTTAACTCTTGCTTTAAAATCTTTTGTATTTTTAATTGCCTTTAAATGTTTTTCACATTTTTTATTTATATCATCTACCCAATGAGGTAAATTTTCCATGTAAACAGGGGTTTTAAAATACTCGTCAAATTGCATCATACAAATGGTCTTCCTTGATGCCAATTAACTAATGAATATCTAGTACCTGATGTAACAGGTTTGACACGATGCCATACAAAAGATGGAAAAATTGTAACTGAACCTTTTATTCTTGCAGCTTTAATTATATGAATATCTTCTTTTTCAGGAGTATTAAAATTAATTTCAAAATCACCACCTTCATATTCACTACCATCTACTAAAGCCACAGTCATAGATAATTTTCTAATTTTACCATTTTGATTTACTCTTGGTCCACTATCAGTGTGCCAATCATAATGTTGTTTTTTTGATCCTACGTATTTTGTAAATTGACATGACTCAGACCAATCCCAATGATAGTTCCAACCAGCAGCTTGATTTGCTTCGTGTACTAAAGGATGTAGTTCACGGTAAATCCAAACGGGATCCATCCATACAACATTTGATTTTCTTTTTTCTTCTAATTGTTTTTGTTGATTTGGTGTCATGTTACTTGGATCATATCCAGAAGTAACACCTGTCTCTTCTTTTAATACTTTACCATATGAAATAATATCATCACAAATTCGTGATGGTAAAGCACCTTGAAAACACCAATAATAATTTTCTAATTCCATTCTATTTTCTTTCTTCTTTTTATACTTTTTTAAAAAGTATGTAAATTAGTTTTGATACTTATATCTTATAATAACTGTTCCTGATCCACCATTTCCACCACTACCAGTCGCATAAGGAGTGCCAAAAAAACTACCTCCTCCACCGCCACCACCAGTGTTAGCTGTGCCTGCTGTTCCTCCATTAGCACCAGATGATGGAGCATTACCGCCTGCACCTCCACCACCATTTCCACCACTACCAGCACCTGTAGGAGTTCCTGGATAACCAGGTCCTGAAGAATGTCCGCCTCCTCCGCCACCAGCTCTAGTAACAGGAGAACCTGTTATAGAAGTAGCAACTCCACCCGCTCCTCCTGCTGCTGCGGTTGGTCTACCTGCATCACCAGTGCCACCTGCACCGCCTCCGCCTCCTGCACCGTAACCGTTTCCTGCGTTAACTCCAACACCTCCAGAATTACCTTGAGGGGGACTAACGGGAGGAGTATTACCTGAACCAGCTGTAGAAAGACAGTAACTACCACCACCACCAGATCCACCATTACCTGCACTACCAGGAGGTGTGCCGTTTGAAGTTGAACCACGACCTCCGCCAGCAGAGCTTACAGTAGAAAAAGTTGAAGTTCCACCAGCTGTACCAACGCCACCAATATTAGCACCGCTGCCACCAGAAACGCCAGTGCCACCGCCACCTACTGTAATTGGGTATGCTTGAACCGATAAAGTAAGACCACTTGTAGCAGCTAAAGGAGATCTTGCAGGATAGTAAGGATCACCTGGGACAGCCCCTTCACGGAAGCCACCAGCTCCACCTCCACCACCACGACCACTAGCTCCTGCTCCACCTCCTGCAACTACAGTGTATGAAGCTGATGCTCCACCACCGTCAGAGTTGCCAACAGCTGAAACGGTAAAGGTTCCTGTGCCAGTAAAAGTATGAATTTTGTAATCACCACTTGTTGTTTCTGTTCCTCCAGAAGCAACAATATATGCAGCTTGTGATCCACCTTGATCAGCTACTGATGTAATTATCCAACCTTGTGTTGAATCAACATAAACAATTTGTAATGCCTCTCTATCTCTATCAAAAGTAGCATCAGAAGTAATTCCTTGTATTTTTTCTGAACCATTAGCTGATACAGTTGCATTATTTGAATCCCATGTGCCTGCATAATCAGCAAGAGCTATTTGAGCACCTGCAGATCCAGCGGGCAAATTTATAGTAATAGCACCACCGGTAGTATTTACAAAATATCCTTTACCAGCTACTGCCGTAAATGTGCTTGTTTTTATATCTGAAGTTTGCCAGTCAACTGCACCAAAGCCGGTTGCTGTTCCTGAATTTGTTAAAGTTCCTGTAACGTTTGCTGTACCAGCTATTGTAAGAGTAGCCCCTGAAGGCAATGTTACAGTGTCACCTGAAGCAGATAACTGTAAAGCCGTACCTGATTGAGGTTCAATTTTATCTGTTTTTAAAGTATTATTTACACCATCAATTTCAATTGTCATAATGCCTCTTTGATAGCATTATTTTATAGTAATTGGAACTGAAATGAAAGAGCTACTATTGGGTCTTTATTAAAATTTTTACTTATGGAATGTCTGAGATAAGAAGAAAATATAACAATGCTATCTTCCTCAAGGTCCTGTTTCCACCTTCTTTTCTTATTTCTTCCAAACTCATATTCGAACACTATAGTTGATGGTTTGTCTCCTTTTTTTAAACAATACAAAACCGATATTTCAGGAGATTTTTCATAATCCCAATCATCAATATGGTGATGAGATCCTAAATTTTCATTAGGTAATAAAACCACACCTCCTCGTTTTACTAGAATAGGAGTATGATTATATTCTCCACGATAATGATCTCTTATATAATCATGTATCCAAGATAGATGTTGATGATCTTCTAATTTTACGTAGTTATAATCAGAATACCAATCTTCATCACTTAAACGTTTTTCTAAAACGTAATTACGAACTGTATTTGCTATTAAATTTTTTTTATCTATCTTGAGAAGATCAGAAACTTTATGTGTAATAACAAACTGTTCGGATAGAACTTTTTTGTTAAACATTAATTATAAGGCAACCCAAGCTTTAGCACTAGCATCCCAACGAAAATTTCCTGTTGGTGTTTCTTGATCGGTAGCTATCCAACGAGTGTTAGCTTCATCCCACGAAATATCATAGTTTTTAACAGGATCGCCATATTCTTGTACAGTTGGATAAGTAACTGGTGCTCCCCAAATACATGTAGTTTCATTAAGAACCCATGATGCATATGGTTTTGGTGGAATAAATGCATCACGGTCCTCATCATAAGTGTGACCTACTCCCGCATAATTTTTACGGAAAGGGGTTCCACCTAACTTGTGTGTGTTTGCGTGTGTGTTATAAGAAGTTCTTTTCCATAAAGGCCAACCGTGTATATGCTCTAAAAATTGTATTCCAACTGATTCGTCCTCAACGCCATCAGCATTCTTACAATCATTATCAGCAACTACTTCAACACTAATTACCTTTGAATTAATTCCTAATTTTGCAAAATGTGCCATATCTATCTCCTATACTATATTAAAAATCTTTTTTATAAAACATTAATTTTGATATTTGTATCTAATAATTACAACCCCAGAACCTCCTGCACCACCATTAAATGGATCATTAGCTCCACCACCACCTCCACCACCAGTGTTAGCTGTTCCTGCGACTCCATCAGCTTCTGAAGGAGTTCCAGCAGCATGACCACCATCACCACCTCCGCCTCCATTAGCAGGAGCTGTAGAGCAACCAGTGTAACCTGAACCTCCACCTCCACCAGCATAAACTGTTGCTGATCCAGAAATTGCTACAGATGTTCCACAACCACCTAATCCTCCACCAGTTGATGGACCAGAGGGTGGATGTGCATCACAACCAGTAGCACCAGAACCACCACCGCCACCGCCGCCGTGAGGATTTCTATCCCATGCTGCACCACCAGGATTTCCTTGAGAAGGAGATACAGGGGGAGTATTCCCAGCACCTTTAGTACCAGCAGGAGTAACTCCTGCAGATCCACTTGTATTACTTGATGATCCAGCACCACCGCCAGATCCACCAGATCGTCCAGCACCACCAGGACATCCAGGATTATAATAACCTCCGCCACCTCCGCCTCCAGCGGAAGAAACAGAAAAAGCACTAGAAGCAACACCATCACTACCTTGAGTATTTTGAGGACTTGCAGATCCTGGAGCACCAGCACCACCACCTCCAATTACAACCGGATAAGTAGTAGCAGATACAGGTGTACCACCTGTTGCAGGATTAGGATAATTTTTTCTTAGCCCACCTGCACCGCCGCCGCCTGCTTGATGTTTACTACCACCGCCACCACCAGCGACAATAAGATAATCTACAGTTGTAGAACCAGTAGAATTACCTGCACATGATACAACAAAATTTCCTGAAGAGGTAAAGGTATGAACTTTAAAATCTCCATCTGTTGTTATAGTGCCACCAGTAGCTGTAACATACTGAGGGCCTAATTGTTGAACGTTTGATTCTTGTACATATAACCACCCTTTAGTGGAATCTACATATATAAGAACAACACTTGCTCTATCAGTTGATAATCTAGAATCATTAGCGGCTCCTTGAATGTTAGAACTATTTCTTCCTACTGTTAAAGCATTACTTCCAAATGTGGCTGCATAATCTTTTAAACCAACAATATCACCAGCGGTAGGACTTGCAGGTAGAGTTGCTGTAAAAGCTCCTCCTGTCGTATTACAAAAATATCCTTTACCAGACGCTGCTGTAAATCCTGTTGTTTGAATAGTTGATTGCCAATCAATACCTGATGTTACTAATGTTGTAACATCAACAAAACCTAAATTACCAGAACCATCTGTTTTAAGTGCATTGTTAGCACTACCATCAGCATCGGGTAATATAAATGTTTCATTACTTCCAACTGTTGCAGGAGCTTTTAAACCTATATAATTTGAATTATCAGAATCAAATAACTTTACTTCACCTTGTGTATTAATTTTTATTTCAGACATAAATGTTTTTTACCATATTAATTTTGATACTTGTAGCGAATAATTACAACACCAGAACCACCATTTCCACCATCAAATGGACCTGGATGACCCCAGCCACCACCGCCGCCTCCGCCCGTGTTTGTTGAACCAACAGAGCCAGCACTTGCAGACGTTGCCCCAGAACCACCGCCACCAGAACCTCCACCAGCTCCACTAGCAGGACCATAACTATTACCACCACCTCCGCCACCACCAGCACGGGTAACATTTGAACCATTTATTGTAGAAGGTGAACCATTACCACCAGCACCTGCTGCACCACATGAAGCATTTGCACCGACAGCTCCCGCTCCACCGCCTCCGCCTCCGCCGAGACCTAATCCTTGACCACCTTGACCACCAGCATTTCCTTGAGGAGGAGAAACAGGAGGACTATTACCACCAGAACCTCCACCAGTTTGGACACCAGAAGCAGCACCTCCAGAACCTCCAGATTGACCATTAACTCTAGCACCATGTCCATCACCATTACCACCAGAACCTCCTCGTGCCGAAGTTATACTCAGTGCAACTGAATTACTAGCAGTAGTTAAACATGAGCCATAGACATTACCAGCACCTCCACCACCTACTGTGACTGGATATGCCTGTGCTGTTACAGAAACACTTGTATCTGTTCTATAACCACCAGCACCTGCACCGCCTCCAGCATTAGCGCCGCCTCCAGCGCCACCTCCGCCTCCACCAGCGACAATTAAGTATTCTACGCTGTTTGAACCAGCAGAATTTCCTCCACATGACACAGTAAATGTTCCTGAAGAATTAAAAGTGTGAATTTTATAATCACCAGAAGTTGTTACAGTTCCACCTGTAGCAGTTACATATAAAACGTTTTCTAAATCACCTACATTATTTTCTATTAAATATAACCAACCTTTTGTTGCATCTATATATTGTAAAAGAAGAGAAGCCCGACTCGTTGTTATATCTGAATTAGTTGCAGCTCCTTGAATATTAGATCCATTTCTACCTATTGTTAATTTGTTTGATCCAAAAGTAGCAGCATAATCTTTTAAAGCTACAAAGTCTCCTGCACTTGGACTTGCAGGTAAAGTAGCAGTAATGGTACCTGATGTTGTATTAACAAAATATCCTTTTCCTGCAACCGCTGTAAAATCACCTGTTTTAATATCTCCTGTTTGCCAATCAATATCTGATGTAACTAAAGTATTTATATCTGTAAAAGATAATGTGCCTGAAGCATTTGTTGTAATAATAGTATTTGCTGCACCATCAGCATTAGGAACAATAAAATCTTGACTAGATGAAACAGTAGAAGGAGATTGTAAAGATACTTCGTTAGAATTATCTGAGTCTTTTAGTGTAATCTTTCCTTGATCACGAATACGAATATTTGCCATGTCATTAGTTTTGGTATTTGTATCTTATAACAACGACACCTGAACCACCGCCACCATTTTGTTTAGGGTAAGGTGAATTATCACATCTTGCTCCACCGCCGCCGCCTTTATTAGTTGAACCGTTTGCAGAAGGTTCAGGAGTGCACCCTCCAGTTCCTCCTCCAAAAGGAGCAGAACCATTTGTTGTGTTACCTTGTGAACCTGATCCACCACCACCGCCTGCATAACTTACAGGAGATGCTGTAATGCTTGTTGTTACACCATTACCTCCATTACCTCCATTTTCAGGGGAAGGTTGACCTGGATAAGAACCAGCTTGACCAACAGCACTCGCTCCACCACCTCCACCGCCAGCATTACCTGGACCAGATGCAGGGCTAGGATTTGGTGCACCAACAGCTCCAGCACTACCTTGAGGGGGACTTACGGGAGGTGTATTACCAGCTCCTCCATCTGAAGTAGCAGAATAACCTGTTCCTCCTCCACCAGAACCACCTGCCGCAGCAACTTGTGGGTTTGTTCCAGAGGGTTCAAAATTACCACCAGAACCACCTCCTGCGGAAGATATTGTTGAAAAAACAGAAGCAGCACCTGAAGTGTTTGCTGTTCCACATGTTGCACCCGTTCTGTTAGAACCAGTTCCACCACCACCTACAGTAACAGGATAGCCTGTTGCTGATACAGGAAGTGAACCACCTGGATTTGCTAAAGGTGAGCCTGTCCATGCGGCAGGACTTGGTACGGATTCTCTGAATCCACCAGCGCCACCGCCACCACCTAATCTGTAACCAGCGCCACCCCCACCTGCAATGACCATATAGTCAACAGTGTTTGAGCCTGAAGAGTTACCTGCATCAGATACAGTAAATGTTCCTGAGCTGTTAAAAGTATGAATTTTGTAATCTCCTGACGTTGTAATTGTTCCACCAGTTGCTGTAACATAAGCTGCTGGAACTGTTCCACCTTGATCAGCAACACTAGTAATAAGCCAACCTTGAGTTGAATCTACATAAACTATTTGTAAAGCTTCTCTATCTCTAGAAAAAACAACATCATCAGTTCCACCTTGAATTTTTTCCGAACCGTTTGCTGACACAGTACAATTGTTTGTATCCCATGTACCTGCATAATCTAATAAACCTATTTGTGCACCTGCTGAACCAGCAGGTAAATTTACTGTTATAGCTCCACCTGTTGTATTAACAAAATACCCTTTTTCTGCCGCAGCAGTAAAAGTAGAAGTTTTTATATCACTTGTTTGCCAACTTAAATTATCACCAAATCCTGTTGCTGTTCCTGTACTAGCATTTATTGTTCCTGCTATAGTTAGTGTTGCACCTGATGGCAACGTTACCGTATCACCCGAGTCGGATATTTGAAGTGCAGTTCCCGTTCCTGGAGAAATTTTATTAACTTTAATTTCTGAAGCCATTATACTATTACCAAATTACCTGTTATTGTTTGAGTACCTGTTATTGTTACAGGCCCCGCTAAAACACCTGAGTCTATTGTTTGATCATCACTTAAAGTAGAATTATGTGTTGTTACATATGCAGTCGCATCCATGCTAGGAGAAGGCGCACGTTTTGCTGGATATGTACAAAATACATCTTTCGTACCTGCTGAAAAATCTACAGCTGCATCACTGTTTGTACTTTCAAGTATTGTTGTTCTTGATAATGTATCAGGTGAAGCATCAGTTACTGTTCCTATACCAATTTCATATTCTGTTCCTGATTGAGCTGCAATACAATAATATGTTGTATTGGTTGTACCAATCCCAGCAACAAAAGTTTGAAATCCACCACTTGCTCCAGCAAGATTTATAGTTCCTGTTCCTGTTGTTGTCGTGGTTTCCTTAACACGATCATTGATAATCAATGCCATGTTAAACTCCTACGATAATCTCAGTATAGCTGTACTTGTACCTGGTGCCGGAAATTGAACAGTAAATGTACCATTGGTTGCTGTAAAATCAGAACCAAAAGCTAAAATACAAACTGCATCCGTTGTTCCCGAACCGCCATCAGTAGTTGTGTTGTAAATCATTGCTCCATTAGCTGTAAAACTTGCAGATGTCCACTGAGGGTCACTTGAAAAATCTACATATGCTGTTGATGCTGATGTACTACCTGTAACTGATTGACCAGTTAAAGCTAATCCTCCTGCTGAGTAAGCAGAACCAGATGTATTTGTAATTTCATTACTTGTTGAATAATCTTCTGTAGATGCTCCTAAACTTGCACTTGATGTAAATAATGCAATTTTAAAAGTACTACCACCACTTGCAAAATCATGAAACCCTTTTAAAAGGTCTCTTTTAAATGTGTTGCAAACCGCTTGTGTTATAGCCATTTTTATCTCCTATGGGTTTTGAGACGACAAAGGAATTCGAATAACACCATCTTGATATTCATCCCTTCTTCGTCTGCCTTGTTGTTCTATTTGCAAGCGTTCTACGGCTTGTTGGTAATTTTTTTCATATTGTGCAAGTAAATCATATGGTCCTTTAAGAAACTTAAATGCTTCTATAAGACAAGCATATAATAATACTTGTGGCGCATTTTGACTAACCCAACTTGTTGTGTTAGTTGCGGAAAGCCCTGTTTCATTTCGATTCAAAGCTAGTTCTATATTATATGCTACATCGGGAGTTGGAGCAACATATAATGTGTTTTGATCCCACATAGCATAATATTTAGGTTTTCCTTGAGTGGTTCTGTTAGGCCAGTATTCCGTCATGTAACTAATGTCTTTTTGCACTAAATAAACTCTTACATTTGCATCACTTCCCGTTGTAGGATATATGGATGCGGTACGAACGAATGACATGGTACTAGGAGTAGCTCCGGGTAATACAATAAACTCATTCCCCACACTTAAAGTTGTAAATTGATAAGACCTAAAACAATCTAAATCTACTTCTCTAAATATGCGAAGTTCTGCTTGTAATATAAAATCATTGACAATAGTGTCTGTTAAAACATCAGAAGATGTTTCTGTATAACTTCTAATTTGTGTTTGTAGTTCTGAAAAAGTTGTCATGATATCACCACCGTTACTATTCCTAATTGAGTATTCATTTTTGTGTCTTGATTAGCTTGTGAACTTCCACTT